CAAGCCGCAGGCCGGCGGGAACAAGCTGTTCGGCTCGGTGCAATCGAGCTTCGGGCCGCAGCCGTTCATCAAGGCGACGGCTCACAACGTGAAGATTCCGAACTACCAGCGCATGATCGACGCGGCGATCAATTCACGCGTCAGAACCACCGCAAAGAAAGTCGCAGCCGTTCTCGCCAACCGAGCCGTCAATCTCGGCTTCACCCGCGTCGGTGGAGCAATGCAAATCAAAACAGCAGCCGCATGAGCACACGCACCAACATCCGAACCGCGACGGCAAACGCTCTCACCGGCGCGCTCGTCGTGCCTACCGCAAACATCCTTCGCGGGCGCAACAACACGATTGCCAGCGTCAGCTTCCCCTCCGCTGCCGTTTACGCGGTCAGCGAGCAGATCGAGGTGCGCACGCTGGGGCCGAGCAACCGCACGCAATACAGGCAGCTGCAGCTCATCGTGGATTACTTCACCGCCGAGAGCGGAACGTATTTGATCGATGACCTTTTCGACACCGGCTCGGCTGCGGTCGAGGCGGCGGTGCTCGCCGACGTGACGCTCGGAGGCCAATGCCGGGATCTCCATTTGACGAGTGTGGACTATGTGATCGAGCCAGACGAAGAACGCCGTTGGGGCACGGCTCGGCATACTTTTAACTGCATTTACTTAACCACCGACTAACATGGCAAACCACCTCGGGCGAGAAGGTCTCGTCAAAATCTCCAGCACCACCATCGGCGAGCTGCGCAACTACGCTCTCAGCCACTCCTCGGACACGGTCGAGGATTCCGTGATCGGCGACACCTACCGCACGCGGCTCGCGACGATGAAGACTTTCAGCGTCTCGGGCGATCTTTACTGGGACGAGACGAACGCCGGCCAGCTCCTGATCACCATCGGCAGCTCGGTCACGCTCAACCTCTACCCCGAGGGCGCGGACACCGGTGACGTTTACTATTCCGGCGCTGCCATCGTGACGAAGTTCGACATCTCGGCTTCGTTCGACGGCATCGTCGAGGGCTCTATCGCCTTCGAGGGCAACGGCGCGCTGAGCACGCTGACGGCTTAATTTCGCAGCAGAAAACACAAACACAACACATGGAAGCAATCGACCTCGTCAGAGAACATTTCGCTTCACTCGGCACGCGCAAGATCGACGTGCCCGAGTGGAAGCTCGTCATCCACGCCACGCCGGTTACGCTCGGCGAAAAAAACCGGCTCTATCGCCGCAGCAAAGAGAACGACATGGAGCTTCTCGTGGACATCTTGATTATGAAAGCCACGGACGAGCACGGCGCGAAGCTGTTCACCATCGAGCACAAGCCGACGCTCTTGAACAAGGCTGACAGCAACGTCGTGGGACGCATCGCCAACGCCATTCTGGCCGAAAACGGGCCGAGGCCTGACGACTTAAAAAACTGATTCACGGCGGAGAAGCTGCCGACTTCCTCGCCGTGTATGCTCTCGCAGATCGTCTCGGCAAATTCGCAAGCGAAGTTCTCGCCATGCCTGCGCAGGAATTGAACGGCTGGCTGGTTTATATCGAACATCAAAACCGCAAACTGAAAAACCATGGCTGAAGCTACATTCACACTGCGGGCGGTTGATGCGACGAAGGCGGCGTTTGCGGCGGTGCAGAACTCGCTGAGCAAACTCGAGAAATCGACGCAAGGGATCTCTAAGATTACCAAGCTGGCGTTTGGCGGAGAGGCGGTGATGGGCGCGCTGAACATGATGAAACAGCGGCTGGACAAGGTCGCGACTGCCGGCGAAGAAGTGGGGTTCAGCGACGAGCAAATCGTTGCCGCGATGAAGATGCAGAATCTTGTCGAGGGGACGCTCAACTTTTTCATGAAGCTGCCGCTGGCTCTGGCGCAGATCGGAATCAGCATAGGCAACGCTTTCAGCCCATTAACCGATGGTGAAATCAAGCAAAAGCTCGACGATCTAAGGGCCGAGAAATTCAAGAAAGAGCTGGAGGCATCCGGCGCAACGCTGTCCGAGTTGAGAAAAGATTTCGACCAGATAGGAATGTCGCAGGAGAAACTCACCGAAGCGAAAAGGAATCTCGCTGCAACGCTCGGCGCAGAACTTGCGGCCATGCGCGGGAAGGGTGATCCAGTGGCTACCGCGAAAAAAGAAATCGAGGTTCAAAAGGTTCTCAATGACTTGAGAAAAGACGAAGTAGCAGAGGCGGATAAACTCAAGAAAGTAACCGAGCAACTTGGGGTAGTTCAAAGCCAAACATCCGTTGCGACCATTCAGCAGTTGCGCTCAAGCCTTCAAGCAGATCAAGAGCGGGTCAGCGCATTATTTGGAGGGCGCGAGGCGTTCGGTTTGAATCGAGACGTTCCGGAAGAAAATATGCAGATTCAAATCAGGACAAAGGAGCAGCTACTGGAACTGCTTCCGAGAATCCAAGCGCGTGAGGAAAAAATCAACGCGCTCGTGAAGGAGCAAAACAGGCTATTTGACGAAGCCGGCCAAATTCTCGCAACCGGCTTTGAGGACGCGATCCTGAGCGGGCAAAAACTCAGCGAGGTGCTTCGCGCAATCGGGCAGGACTTGGTTCGGCTCGTATTCAGCAACATGGTAACGCAGCCGCTGGCGAAGGGAATCGGGACGTTCCTATCTGGTATGCGCGCCGAGGGCGGACCCGTGAACGCGGGCGGTGCATACATGGTCGGCGAACGCGGTCCAGAACTCTTCGTGCCTGGCGCGTCTGGCAGCATCATCCCTAACGGCGCAACGAGCGGCGGCGGCAAGTCCGGCCCATCGGTCAACGTGACATACAACATCGCGGCCGGCGTCTCGCGCGCCGAGCTGGCGCCGATCCTGGAGCAGGAGCGCAAGCGGCTCAAGGCCGAGATTCCCGACATGGTGCGCCGCGGCGGGGCCTATCGTAGTGCGTTTGCTTGAGTTCCTAGACGCTTATGGCCATCACCTATCCTCTCACCCCTCCCGCTGGCATTCGCATTGCCACGCTGAATCTGAAGGCCACGAGCGCGGTTGCTCGCAACGTCTCTCCGTTTACCTACTCAAGCCAGTCCTACAACTGGACCGGCTCGATGCTCAGCGGTGATGTGGAGTGTCCGCCGATGAACCGAGCCGACGCCGAGGCTTTGATCGGCTTTCTGATCATGGCTGCGCGTGGCACGTTCTACTTCCGCGACTACGCGAACGGCACGCAGCGCGGCACGATGTCAGGCAGCCCGAAGCTCGACGGCTCGCACGCGGCGAACACGACGACGATCACGATTGACGGCGGCTCTGGATCGTGGGCCGTTGGCGACTACATCCAGTTCGGGACGGGCAGTAGCTCCAGGCTGCACAAAATCACGCAGGTCAACTCAGCGACATCCTACGAAGTGTTCCCGCTCCTGCGCACGACCTATCCGGACGACACGGCAATCGTCTTCAGCAACGCCGTCGGGGTCTTCCGGCTCACTAATACCTCGTGCGACTGGTCAATCGACACGGCGAAAAAGTATGGACTGAGCTTCTCGATCTTTGAGGCGATCAACACATGAGCCGCACGATTCCCGCAACTCTCATCGCCTCGACAACGGCGCCGCAGCTCAGTCCCTTCTTCGCCACGTCGCTGGATTTCGACGCGGGAACGGTGCGCTACTGGACGGGCTACGGCACGATCACGATCGGCAGCGCAACGTATGCCGGCATCGGCGCGTTCTCCGCGATCTCTACTATCGAGGAAACGGAAGATTTATCGGCGCGCGGGCTGACGATCGACCTCACGGGAGTGCCGAACGATCTTGTCGCGGCTGCGCTGGATGAACCATACCAGGGGCGAACAGCGGCGGTGCGATTCGGCACGCTTAACGCGGATACGGGCGCGGTCATCGAATCGATCACGATCTTCTCCGGCCGGATGGACACGATGGCGATCTCCAACGACGGGAAACAGGCGACCATAGGAATCGCAGTCGAGAGCAAGCTCGTCGATTTTCAGCGCACGCGGGAGAGCCGATACACGCACGAGGAGCAGCTGCGTAGATACCCAGCGGATACAGGGCTCGAATATGTTGCGGGCTTGCAGGACAAGGTGATTTACTGGGGCAATGCTAACGCGACGGCGTTCCGCACGGGCGGACAAGGATCAGAAAACCCTTTAACCAACGAACCATAATGTTAGAGGCATTCGCAACTTGGCTGGTGACGGAGATTCTCGGCATCGCTGGTGGTTCCGCTCTTGGAACTGCGCTTATTGTTGCGATTCCAATCGTCATCAC